CCGAGTATTCGCGCGCCGTTAAATCCGGCACGCGCCACTCTTTGCCTTGATAGCGGATATAGAATTCTTTCTTAGTAAGCAGGTCAAGATCGCCCACCATAGAGCGCTGCTTCTTAACCTGCTTTTTCTTTAACCAACTAAACATTAAATGTAGTTAGCCGCAGTGGTTGCGATAGTGAACGTATCACCCTCGGCAAAGTCCGTTGCGCCATCGGATACCGTGAAGACAATGCAGCCATCGTCTGCGGTAAACGGAGAGCCAACAGTAGCTACACCAAGTACGCGACCGTCGCCGCCGCTAACCTTGAACTCACCAGAGTTCGTACCTTCGTCGATACACAGAAGCGTGATCGTCTCAGTGCGGGTTAGAGAGTTAGATACCGTTACGCTTCCTACGGTTCCGTTACCTACGTTACCGCCGCCTGGTACTGCAGCAGCAGCAGACGCAGCAGTTAAGCTGGTGCTTGGATCGCCAAAGAAAGCATAACGTGCTTGAGCGCCTGGAGTGAAATCAGGAAGGGCCAAGAACTCTACCTCGAAACCGCTGATGGTTTCAGGCCCGTAAGGGATTTCGGCAGGAGACATAGACACAGCTTTGTAGAGCTTAATGTCATGCGAAAGGTCTACATCCGTACGGTCAAGCGGGTGAATCACAAGCGCCTTAGCGTATGCAGAGAGCTTGTAGCCCACGTTGCTTGCGAAGTACATGCCAGTAGATCCAACCTTGAACGCGGCAGGGAAAAGATGTTTCAAGTTGGCGGCGGTTACTTCAAGCAAACGCATCTTAACTTTTACGATAGTTCCCTTGTTTACAAGGTCAATAATTGAATCGCCGTACTGAGCTACTTTAATCTCAGCGTTTGGCTTTTCGATAGATACAGTAATATCGCCCTCTACTGCTCCGAGATCCACGCCATCGTAAGAAACGCGCGCAGGCGAGATGCTAATGTTAGCGGTAGTAATTGTTGCAAAGCTCATCTATTCCCCCTTAATTCTCATAAAGAATATCAAAATTGATTGTGTTTACCAGAAAAGAATCCTCGTCTGTCTCGTGCGTCTCTATTGAGCTTTCCGAGGTAGGGAGGAACTTAATCAAGCCTATGTTAGAATCATTCCAAGTACGGAAGTCAGCTATTACAGCCGCTTCCTTATCGTAGACCGTCTCTAGCTTGGTGACTACCTTGCCAGCCCCAACAGCCGATGAATAAGTTCTATGCGTTAATACTACACGCATTTTACGCTGTAGGAAAATACCGTTTACCTGTGGGTTCTTTTCCTGCGAATCCAACAAGAGCACGCTGTAGCCATTCTCTAGGCTTTTTGTGTCTAGCTCTTCAGTGCTGAAAAGCTGCGTATGCTCTTTGTACGTTGATCCTAGAAGGCTTTGCAGCCTTGCCCTTGCCGCCTGGAAAATGTCCGTGCAGTTACTCACCTGCGCACCAGCCTTCTAGGGCTGATATCTGCCGCTGACTCCGAGGCGTCCTTAATACCGTCATCATCACGGTCTAGGGTAATATAGAACGCCGCCTTAAACATCTCGGCCAGCTCTAGATACTCCTCTGTCTTTTGTTTATAAAGACCGTCTTCCTTAGACTGTAGAGAGCTGAAAATGTTCGCCATCGTTAAATAAATAGACCACTGGCGCACTTCTTCAATAGCCAAAAAATCCCAGGCGTCATAGTTTTCGTAGCCGAACTTTCCCATAGGCTCTTTACGAAGCCCACGGTTGCGGATCTCCTGAATAATTAGGTTGCGCGAGTTCTCATGGCGCAGCACGAAACTTAGCTCGCTAGAATCGCGGTAGTTAGTAACGCCTGGATATACTCCATTAAGGTCTTGATCATCGCTAAACAAGATGTTGATTCCCTGAATGTGTATATTGTTGCTAGTGTTAACCGTTGGGGCTATGCGTATAAAGAACTGGTTATAAAAGCCCACGGTAGTAGATGCCCAATCGGCTGGCAGATCGAACTGCACGAATCCGCTACGCTTAAGCATAAGCGAGTCATCGTTAAGATTAGATACGGCAACCCAACTAGAGCCGTTGAAATACTCAACATTCATTAGCGAATCGACGTTATTTTTCTGCGCACCCATTTCAATATATAAAGCAGAGAAAGGCTTTACTCTTCCGAAATACAGAAAATGATTTGTGTGAAGATGCCCTTGAAAAAAATCCCTTCCAAAATTTAAAGCATAGGCGCTGATTTCCGTATACAGAGATCCATCGTAGATGTAGACCTTGGGAAAGTTTTTCTGGTTAAGCATCTATTCATCCCTCTTCGTAGCTTCAACGTAGTTCAAACGGTTTCGCATCCACTGGGCGGCCTCGCCAATTCCTAAGTGGTTTACAAAGATTTCTTTCGTAAAAGTTTTGTTAACTTGCACGAGGCTCGCTTTTATTTTAAGCGTGGATTTTCCCATGCATACGTTTGCGATTAAATCTCCAGCCGGGACAATTGCCGTCCACTCTCCAAATAGATTTTCAGTGCCGGAAATTATATCAGTTTGCGCCGCGCTCCACGTTCCATCCCCGAGCAATTCGGAAACAGTGAAAGTGCAAGAGCCAGCCTTTAAAACGTAAGGGGAAACTTTTTGCAGGTATGCGATTAAATTAATATTGTCGCCCAATTGACTATACTGCGCGGCTAGCTGCACTTGAATTTCTTTTTGGATAAATTCTTTCCGCGCGAGAATTTGGTTTCCTTGCGCCTGCGGAGTTACAACCACGGGCGCGTTGAACTTCAGGCGCAGGGGCTGCCAGTAATTCGTATTCGTCAGCATTTCTACATACCGAAGCGCCATGCTACTCCGCGACCGTTAGGCCAACGCTGCCAAGCCTTGCCTGCCCGTTTGCAACGATTGATAGAGAAACAGTGTAATGTGTCAGGCTTGATAGAATGGCTGCGTTTGTGGCGGTAGTCTTATAAAATCCGTTCGCGTTCGCCGTAAGGCCGGATTGAGAAATACCGACGGCGTTATTGTCCTTGTCGTAAATCGTGAAGGATGCGGTGCCGATGTTGGCGCTCATGCGCTCGCCCGATTTAGTTACCCACAAAGTGCCCTCAAGCTGATTCAGCGGGTTGATGCTGAACACTGCTCGGGGCTCGTACTCGGGCACGTCTGGCGCGATAGTAATCGGCAAGTTATACACGATAGGAACGGAATCAACCGTGATAGTCGCCTTCACTGAATATAGGTTATATTCCAAATCTAGGATGCTAGCCACGGCGGCGATTTTATAAAATCCTTGAGCATCAGCGACGATTCCACTTTGCGCCATGCCGGGCACAAGGTTTCCGTTTTTGTCATAAATGACATAACTCGCAGTACCAAGCCGTAACGGGTTAGAGATAACGCCGATGGAATCAGTCACCCAGAAAGAGCCGATTAGTTGATTCGTTTCATTGATAGAGAAAATCCCGCTAATCGTGGCGAGGTTTGCGCCAGTGATACCGGGAGAAATTTGGCTTAAGGAAACAGAATTTATATCTCTATTTCCCACGCCATCGATTGCGCGAACGCCTACAAAATATTGGGTTGCGGCCTGGATTAGCTGGCCACTAGCCAAAGAAAAAACGTCTGCGTTTAAAGACTCAGTTACAAGGGCAATATTTGTTAAGTGAAAAAGCCCCGTTGCTGTATTTGCTTGAACATAGATTTCATATCTAATGGGTAATGCTGGATCGGTAGCAGCGAGCCATTGCACTTGCAATTGCCCGAGCACTCCCACATTCAAAAAGCTAATTCCCGCAAAGGTCGGCAAAGTTAGGTCAACTATACAGGCTTGCGCGCTTTGTTGCTTCGCACCGCCTGTAATCAATTGATTTGCTACTATCGCACCAAGGGTTGTCCCCTGGTTTATCGTCCCGTTAATTAGCTGGTTAGCCATTAGCTATCCTTTAGGCTTGGTCTTACATCAACTCCAGGAGGCGAGGTAAAGTTATAACGAAGCAGCGTTCCAACCGTGTTCGGAACGGTTCCGAGCGCCAGCCAAGTCGTACCGCCATCCGTAGAATACTGGAAGTTTGCGGCCTCGTTAGTGATGTCGTGATCCACAAGGAGAACTCCGCTCAAATCGTAAGCGCGGAAAGACAACGTGGAAGGAATGCTGGTTTGATACGCTTGTTTCAAACGGAATGCCGAGCGTGTCGGCGATCCGCTAGACGAATCATCGAAGGAATATTCCCAGTTATCACTGAGTTCTGCTCTGTCTTCGTATCCGATTAGCAATTCAGATACTTGAGCGTGGCTAGTTCTATCAAAGGTGAATGTTTTGAAAGACAGCTTAAACTGAATCTGAGTAATCGAAGGAATGACTAGCTCTTGATCAGCGTCAACCTCAGTCCAGCCGCCGGAGATAGAGCCGAAACCGCTTGTGCGATATTCGACTTTCACTCCCCCGCCAGTCCGAACAAGTTCTCTCATTACTTGAATGTCTTTAAGCGTGCTTTCACTCGGAAGCGTTAACACTTTCGAGACAATATAAGAGTTATTTGCGAGCTGATCTGATCTAAGATCCGCCGCGAAAACTCCGCGCTGCCCGGATGCTCCAGAAAGAGCGAAAAACCACCCACCATTGTTAGCGACATTCAAATATGGAAGCGACGGGCGCAGTTCATAAGAATCCCTGGTCGTCGTTTCGTAGAAATCCATACAGTAATCGCCGAAAAGGGCGGTCAACTTGTTGTTTTCTACTTTCTTGAGCATGAATCTGAAAGCGTTAGTTGCAGCTTGTCCGATAAGAACAATTGCATGATCTAGCGTGTCAGACCATGAGGCAGTGACTACAACCGGGGTGACAATCTGAGACGGGAGGCCGATCATGTTTGCCGTTGTCAAACTGGGCCACGTTGTAGCTCCAGCCGTTAGTTCGTCAAGTCGTCCAAGGTACAAGTTGCTAGACGTTGCGAAAAACGCGCATTTCTGCCCGTTCAATACTGCGCCGTTAAGTGGGGCATCTACGGGGTTTGCAAGCGCGTCAACGTCTACCGTCGAAAGCAGCGTTCCCGTAATCGCTGGCAGAATGCTAGTCTGGTGTAGCCACTGGCTATTCGTGTATCCGAAGGCTTTTCCAAGTTCCCCTGAGCCGGTCACAGAAGTGTTGTTAATCGATGCACCGCCAGCCGTTGCGGATACTTCAAAGTCGTTAGCGGTTAAGTTACGCACAAAATAGGTATTGTTTAGAGCAAAACCCGTTGGCATGGTTCCAGACAAAAACTGCACAGGCTCGTTCTCGGTTAACCCGTGCGCGGTGATTTGCACCTTTGCAGGGGATGCAACGGTGATTACCGAGCTTTGCGTTGCGTAGGTCGGGCTTACGCTAGTATCTCGCACGAAATACTGCGAAAGGGCCGCCGTGCCAACGTGCGTGTACAAGCGGTTTGCGCTGGGGTCGAGAATTGCGCCAAATGAGTCAATCTCTTGGTTGAGCGGTTGAAGCACTACAGAGGTTGGGCCAGCAGCAGCACCGATAGATGCGCCGTTAAACGTGGCGGATAATTCGAAATCGTTAGCGGATGCGTTTCGCACGAAATACTTCGTGTTTACCGCAAACGTCGAGGAAGTCCAGTTCGTGCCTACTTGAGAGGTGAAATATACTTGATCGTTGTTAGCAAAACCGTGGGCGGTAAAGGCGAACTTTACGGGCGTTCCGGTGGTGATAGTAAAAGAGCGGGAGGTAAGGCTTGCAAGCCTGCCAAGCTGATAGACTGCTTTTTGGTTGTTACCAGTAGCGAAAGGAATCGTAGGAGGGGAAACTTGCGAGAAGTCCGAACGGTTGATGCTATTGGCTAACAGCACGCCGGAACCGCCAAGCAATACAGTCCCCGTTGCGACAATGTAAATCTTCCATCCAGTCGTGCCAGAATCAAGCACCTTAATAGAGCGAATCGTGTGGACGATTAAGGGCGAGGATGGAACGGATACGTTAATACGTCCAACGTATGTGTGGACGCCAGTCGTTTGGTTGATCTCGTAACAGACAACCGGAAGCGCACCACCCGCAACGGCACCGATCATAAATAGCCGCCCGTTTTCCGTGGCGAACATGGTCGTTGTCGGAGCAAAGCCCGCTGTGTCCTGGAACACATCAAGCCACCGCGTGGGGCTAGGGCCAAGCACGGGTTTAGAATCAATCGTGCGCTGGGTAACTCGCCCGGCTAGCGTGGTTCTAGTTTGATCATAGGAAGTTCCGGTGCTTGCAAGTAGTTCAGTGTCGATTAGCTTCATTTTTTCCCCTTAAGGTATTGTAACCCATGAAACGCCGCTTATCTGATATTCGTATCCCGTGGCGCTATAATTCAAAACTTTTGTAGTCGTAGCGGTTGGGCTTACAGAAGCCGCTTTGTACTCAATTTGTGAAATTCTCTCATCGCATTGGCTTAAGTTCAATACCGTAATTGTTTGCGTTCTATCTGCGGCGGTTAAGATTCTATCTTTTAAAGACAGAACTGGCGTAGATCCACCGCCCGAACCAACCTTGTCTAACGTGCCAGTGAAGGGGTTAAACTTCCAGCTCATGCCCAGAACCAACTAGAGATGTTTTCTTTTGTAGAGTCCGTGTAGTTAACCGTTAGGGTGCGGAGGATGCTTCCTGCTACGCCGCCCGAGCGGAATGAATAGACCTCTTGCGTCGAGGATGGATAGGCAACCGTGGCGGCATCCGATAGGGCGGGCGCTCGCATGGCATCGCTTAAGATAACTCGAACGGCGGTATTATTGCCTGGTGCTTCTTCGAACTTATCGCGCTCTCTGTCCGTTACGGTAAAACTAAACGGCATCCTTTTGAACCTCTGATAGTTCTGTGTTGTATGCGCCGCTAAAGTCTACATAGAACCAGGCGTACCATTCCTTACCGTCGTGTACTATTTGGTACTGGTGCCAGGTATTACGCTTAATATTGTTTTGCAACATGGCACGCTCTAACCCCTTAGCGCTGTTAGCGCGCAGGTATCTTGGCGTTGTCATGCTCTTACTCATAATAAATAAATGGGAGCGCAGCAATTAAGCTGCGCCCCCATCGTCCACACTATTAGTCGTTGAGGCCGAGGATCAAAGGAGACTTGCCAGCGGCAGCGCCCTTGAGGCCCGTTTGCAGGGCTTTGATACCGAACAACTGGTCAACAGCTACGCGGGTAGCGCCTACGCCGTATTCGTTTGCCTTCTGCTCATCCATTTGAGGAGCAGACTGGAAACCGATAGCGAGGGATTCTTTGCCAACTAGGAAAGCCTGTTTACCAGCAAGGCCGCTGTGGATAACAACAGGCATGCCTAAAATCTGCTTTACATAACCGTCGCGGATCGCCATTTCGCCAAAGGCAGAGGTATCTTTGAACTCAGAGAGGCCAAGGATAGCTTTGTTCTGTTGAACGGAGATCAACCAAGCGCCCTGCTCCAAAAGACCTTCTGCGGTGAGATAGTCTTCCTGCATGTTCACAAGGTTAGCGTAGTTAACGTCTGCGTCTGCGCCTACGTTCTCGAAGGAAGCAGCAGCAGCAGCAAGAGCCACGATGATCTGGGAATCAACATAGCGACCGTGAGCTGCAGCGGCGCGCTTTGCGTATTCCATTTCTGCGTTAATGTTGGATTGCTTCTTGGTCATGGAGTCAATAATCCATGCACAGTAAGCGTTAAAATCCAAATTCATCGTATCAACGGTCGCCGTGAGCGCAGAAGCGTCGCCAGCAGCAGCTTCAACGCGGTCAACAACCGTGAAAGAAGTCAGCTTAGGAAAGCTAATGCTCTTGCTGCCGGGAACGGCAAACGCACTTACATCAGTGAAGTACGGGAGTAGCTTTGCATTGAAAGCCAATTCACGCTGCACAAGTGCTGCAATCAAATCCTGTTTAGTTGCGCCTAACTCTGTATTACCTGCAATTACGTCTGGCATTTATTCCCCTTTTTACTTTTTGTACTTCTCTTTGAGAAGCTGTTCAATTTCCTGCGAGTTCATCTTTTCCAGAGACTTACCAACATTTAGCTGTTGCTTCCCTGGTGCAGCGTCGGCGATACGCGGAGCTTGTTTTTGGAAGAAGTAGGGTTTTGATTTCCTAAAGTCTTCCAGCATGGCTTTCACGCTTACCTGATCCACGTTAAATGTGTCGTCAATAGGAACTTGCTCGATAGGCAGAAGGTTAACTAGCGCGTCCGTGTCAATGCAACCTAGCTTCTGAGCTTCTAACGAAACAGAGTCGGCGATTGTCTTAAGGGCGAAAGCCTGCTTTAGTTTGGCTGTCTGCGCTTCGCTATCCTGTGCTTTGCGCTGCCAAATATCAGCTAGCTCTTTGTGCTGCCCTTGGTCTTGTAGTTTAGTCCGTTGGGCGTCTTCTAG